GTTGGGTGGCCGCTAAAATAAAAAAGGCAAACTACCCTAACCTACAAAGGTACCCAAAAGCGACCTACATATTATTCATATTATGATTTCCCTCAAAAACAAAAAAATTTTCCCAGAAAAAATGAGACCCTTACCTGATTTTGATCAAGACTTGAGAACATGGGCACTTCAGACCCTTATTTGGAAGGAAGGGTTCTTGGATAGTAAGATGTATGCAGTTGCTGATCTTTATATTGGTATAAACAACACCAAAAATACAGAAGTACTATATACACTATGGAATGGATGGAAATCTAACCACCCCGACACTAAATATAAACTTTAACATATGTCAAAAAGATTCACCACAAAACTCGACGACGATGATTTTGGTGATCTAGTACTTACAATCCCTTATGAAATATGTGAAGAACTTGGTTGGTATCGCGAAACTGAATTGGAATATGATATAATAGATGGAGAAATTACTTTTAAAAAACTAGAAGATGAATGAAGAAGAAGTAGCAACTGCTCTTAATACTGTTAATGAGTGTTTAAGAGTTATAGGTGAAAGAATACAAGTATTGGAAGAGTATGTCTCTGATATGCCTTTACATGTTCACGATAAATTACTTTATAAACCAACTGATCATGAAAATTACTTAAATATTAAGGAAAACTTCGATCACCTTTATAAAAGGTTAGATAAACTCGAAAATGGGATGTAAAAGAAAAGATTACTTAGGTAATATTATTACCGATCCTTGTGATGATGCTGATGCGTGTCTAAACTACGAACCTCTTCCTAGTGATAGGAGGATTAGTCTGACATACAGGGAGTATCCTCAGGATATTATACGTCAAGTTGATGCAAATGTTCCAAATCGTACTGGTCAAGCAATCATGTACGATAGTGTTCGTGTGTGTTTAACTCAGGGACAAGCAGCATTTGGTCAATCTGGGTTTGTAACTCCTTCAAGTGGTGCAAATTGTGGTAGAGTAACTCGTACTGCGACTTGTTACCCCGAATGTCAGAATGGTGCAAAGATAATATACGACTATTTTCCTTCTCAATTATCCTTTGATATACAAGCAAGTGATACTTGGTTTTCTTATTTGTATGATACAAGCAATAATGCAGGTATTATAGGGACTCCTGCATTCTGGTTAGAGAATGAAGATAGGACAGATAACACTGATCCTGCCAATCCAGTTACTTTTAGTAATACTAACTGCTTTACTTGCAGTAATTTTACCTGTACCCCCGCTTCCACAGGTTGTTCTTATACTGTTGCAAGTGATATTGATTACACTGGCGACCCCGATTGCCCACATCCAACCTTATTTGGTATTGGCACGAACAGTAATAAGATAGTATTTGAGTATGATACACTGTCTAGTGTCATCCCTAACGGTGTTTTAGACCTCTCTGCGTCTTACGATGGGATAACATATAGCGATGCATGGAATGAAGGAGAGGGAATCGGCATTATTTACGACTCTACACAGAATACTTGGCAATCTGGAGACGAAGCAGCAGGTACTTTTAACATCTATGAGTTGAACTCTGGGTCAAAACAGGGTTTAAAGTTGAATGTCAAGGTCGAACCGATCATCGACGAGTCGGGATCCACAGTAGCATTCACTGGAACGAGGTGGCAAATACAGGAAATTATGAATCCTGGTACAAATTATGCTGTTGACGACGTTTTTCAACTTACCCACGCTCATACACACCCCGACAACACGACAACCACGTTCACTTTGAACATCAAAATCACTAGTGTAGGACCAGTTGCAGGTCAATCAGGCACAATTTCCGATGTTTTACGAAGAGGAGACACTCTAAATGGTCATCAAATCACTCAAGTAGTCCATGGACCGTCTATTGCAAGTGATTATGATACTTCAAAAGGTCTTTTCCCTTACCATTTTGCTTATTTGGACGGAAATGGAAGTAATTTTACCAAAGATACACAATATACAAGCAACAGAGCACATCAAGTTACAGTAAGAGCAGGTAAAGGAATCGTTGATAGGGGATTTTTTGGTGGATTATACGAGTTTAGTGAAAAATCAGTTCAATATACCATAGGAACTGTTGATAGAAATGCTCCTGACATCTATAATACGCTAACTCAACCATCTACTACCGTAACGATAACTAATGGAAGAGTAACTAATGTAACTATTGATACAGATGGCGGAGGTTCTGGGTGGAATACACTTGGAAGAATACCAGAATTGAGTATTACTGCTCCAGTAGGTACAACTGGAACACCTGCAGAGGTAGAAGGAGAGTTTACTAACGGAGTTTTGACGTCTGTTACTGTCATAAATGGCGGTAGCGGGTACTCTAGCACAAATCCGCCACAGGTTACTGTCAGAAATATTCATAAAGTGCTCAATTCCGTGGCACCAAACGCTGCATTTAACGAAAACCGCGAGTCAAGGACTCTAGAAGTGCTCGATGCGTTCCCAAATATCGGAGATGCGTTCCCAACTTACACTGCGGAAGACCAAAAACGCGATAGAGACGCACTAATTTCAAATTCTCAGTATCCTCCTGCACAAAGAGCGTACGAAAACACTGCGGACAGCGTACAATTCAAAACTGACCCCAATAATAAGCGAATCCACAACCTTCCACAGTCGGCATTTACCTCTGAGGACTTAGAACCTTATAAAAATGCCATGATAAACAAAGAAAACTACTCAAAAATCACAGAATACGATTTTGGGACATCTAATGAGGCAAGAGAGTTCAAAAATATGCTAATTAAGTCGCAAAAAGACGCAAATGACAATATTAACGCATACATGGACAGAATTACACAAAATGAACCAAATATTGCTAGGTATGATGAGTCATATATTGAAACTGTGCAAGGACCTTTCTCAGAATTACCATATGCGTCTCAATACACTAAATACTTTTTAAGGCAGTTTCGTCCTGATCCTAGACAAGACACTACTATCACTGTAAATCTTAGTGTTAATGTAGCAAATGTAGGAACGAGTCATTTTAGTTGCCCACAACCTCCTGCATCAACTAGACTTGGATCACAATTTAGTTTCCTTAATGGACCTTCTGGTCCAGGATGTCAGAATTGGTCAGCATCAGGAAATATGCTTATGTTGAATGATTTCACTCAATCAGCACAAACTTTGGCAAAAGCAACTGCTGCGTATGGTAATCCTTATCAAGTAACGTAATGGCAAGCGGACATCAAGCGTGTGCACTCTTTACAGGAACGTGTAGCGGACACGGAAGAGGTAATGGTGTGACTTGGCAACCTGGTCCAGGTGGAGGATTTGTTAGTCCTTGTCCACATGCATCACTTGCACCAACAATTTCACATAGAAGAGTTCCATTTGTTAATAGTTTTGCAACATGGCCACCTCATCCTCAAAGACCTAGGAATCCTCAGTCAGGTGGAAACGATCCTTTTAACAGAACTGTAATAGTAAATGACTTAGTACCTATAATTGATCAAGATGACTTGATAACTCATCCTACTCGAACGAGATTTACTACAATATCGATAGGATTCAAATGTTTGACTGTTAGATCAACTCCTGCATGGCATTGTACAACTGGTGTAGGTGGAAATGGTCGTGAACCCTCTGTTGGACATAATAGAAGATTATTTGCAACGTGTAAAACAGTTTTTATAGAAGGTAAGAGAGCAGGTAGGTTTGCAGACCCGTTTGGGAATAATACTGTGCCATTTGATTGCCTTAGCGTTGTATCTGGATCAAGTCCTAACGTTTTTATCGGAAGTTGAATAAATAGATTTAGGATCGGAGTAACTATGGTCGTAAAAGTAGACAAAAGTGAAGAATTTGTCAAAAGTGGCAAAGTCTTGATAAGTGAGTATCCTACCAAAAAGGAAAAGGATGTGAAACCACTTAGCAAATGGCGTTAAAAGACATTAATGGTTCGGATTTTAAGCGTTCTCGTAGATTCGAGGATGTAAATATCTCATTGCCTAGAAATCCATTCACAAAAGACATATATGGTGTTTCAAATGAGAATGCAATCAAGCAATCCATCAAAAATCTTGTTTTAACCGTTCCAGGCGAGAAACCTTTTCAACCTTTAGTAGGTTCTAGAGTAAATGAGTTACTTTTTGAACCACTTGACCCATTTATTGCTGATTCTATCAAGGATGAGATAATAAATACCATCAAACAGCATGAACCAAGAGTAGACCTGACTGAAGTGACTGTTTTGCCTGTCTATGAGCGAAACCAAATTAATGTATCTGTTGAATATAGAATTGTCGGATTACCCATAGTTGAGAATATCACATTTGTCTTACAGAGACCTGAGTAATGCAACCAAACAATTTAACAGCACTAGACTTTGAAGATGTCAAAGCAAGTATCAAATCATATCTAAGAACTCGAAGCGAGTTTACTGATTATGACTTTGATGGATCAGCATTGTCATATATGATTGATATGCTGGCCTATAATACTTACTATACAGCGTTCAATGCTAATATGTCATTGAATGAGGCATTCTTACCGTCTTCTACTGTTAGAGATAACGTTATTAATATTGCAAAGTTAATGAACTACACTCCTAAGAGTGTAACTGCAGCGAGAGCATCATTAAAAATCGATATACAGACAACTCAAGCAAATGGAGTGTATCCTAGCACTGTTACTATAAGAAAAGGTCCAGTTGCGACAGGTGGTAACTATGTTTGGAACATTTTAAGAGACACTACTGTAGAAGTTAGTCCAACAACAGGTATTGGAACTTTCCCAGACCTTTGTGTGTATGAAGGGTCACTTGTTACTTTCTCATACATTGTAAATACATTCGCAAATCAGACATATACCATTCCTTCTGCAGAAGCAGACATCAATACACTTTCTGTAAGTGTAAGAGCAAATGAAACAGCAACAGCAGCAGACATCTATAACAGAGTTGACACTGTAACTAACCTAGCATCGACTACAAGGGCATTCTTCCTTTCAGAAGGTGAAGATATGCGTTTTAACGTTAGATTTGGTGATGATAGTGTTGGAAGAGCATTAAAAGACGGAGAAGTCGTAGTTTTAGAATATTTGGTAACTTCTGGTGCTGCAGCAAACGAAGTAAAGGCATTTAACTTCATTGGATCAATAATTGACTCATTAGGACAATCATATACAGCATCAGCAACCACTTTAACAGTAAATCACCGTGCACAACTTGGTAGTGCTGCAGAAAGTATAGAATCAATCAAATATAACGCACCAAGATTCTATTCCTCACAATATAGAGCAGTCACTGCTCAAGACTATGCTTTGATTACTCAAAGGATCTATAGCAACGCAGATTCTGTTGTTGCTTATGGTGGAGATAGTTTAAACCCTCCAGTTTACGGTAAAGTGTATATTGCAATCAAAACAAAGACTGGATCTCTTCTAAATGACGCTACAAAGAAAGAAATATCAGCAGACCTTAGGAAATACTCCATGGCATCGATTGACCCTGTTGTAGTCGATCCTGATAACGTCTACATCTACACAAAAGTGTTTGCGCTATACGATACTGGTGCAGGATCTTCATCATCTCAAATTAAAACCAATATTCAGAATGCAATATCACAATGGGCAAGTCAAACACAAATAAACAACTTCAACTCGACATTTAGAGGTCAAGCATACGAGAAAGCAATCACACTAGCAGATAATGCTATTTCTGACGTTTCTGTTCAAACAACTATTCTAAAATATATCAATCCTAACAGTAATCAAACTAATACCTATTGTATTAGCACTGGAGGAGAGTTATACAACTCTGCACCTAGTCAGGACGGTAATGAAGCATCTGGTTGTACAAAAGAACCAGTTATCTTGTCTGGTACGTTTAGAACTGCAGATAGACCTGGTGTAGATCAACAGTTTGAGGATGATGGTTACGGAAACTTAAAAACTTTCTATAATACAGGTAATAAGAAGGTATATACTAATAGTGCAGCAGGTACAGTAAATTACATGACAGGTGAAGTCTGTTTTGGACCTATTAATATTATTAGTACAGGAACAAGCGTTCCATCATCAGCAGCAGTTAGTATTGTTGATAGTGTAACTGGTGCAGGAAGTGTTATTGATCCAAATCTTCTTCCAGGTGCAACAAGTGGTGGTGGTAATGTTTCTGATTTACAGATTCCAGTTGTAATGATTCCTGCTAACAGTGGCACTATTCCTGCCTCAACACCAGGAACAATTATTAACATTATAAGTCCTGAGGTTACAGTAGCACCGATTGGTACTACACCACCTCCAACAATCCCTCTAAATAGTTTGACACCAACAACATTTGATAGTACACCGTCCGTAGTGGAAGTTGCACCGATTGATAATAGTGGTGGTCTAAACACATCAGTCTGCTTCTCGTAACTGTAAATGAACATTAATAAGGTTTCTCAGTCGATTGTTTCACAATCACCCGATTTCATTGGGTCAGAATACCCCCTGTTTAATAAATTTATTGAGTACTACTATAAGTCGCAAGAAAAAACTGGTTTAGGACAAAATATACTTAATAACTTCCTTCAGTATCTTGATATTGATAAACTTGATATTGGAATACTTGATGGGCAAACAACAGTTGTGGAATCTGTCTCCGCAACAGACGATAAGATTGTAGTAGAGAACGTAGGTCCTTTCTTAGACAAGAATGGATCTATTCTCATAGGCGATGAGGTTATATTTTACGAAGATACTGAAGCAGCACCATCTATATCTCTTACTCCAGGTATATCATATGAGCAGGTAAAACTCAAATGGACAACACTTGCTAACTTTATAAACGATTTTGATGGAGTTAAAACACAGTTTCCGCTTACTTCTCAAGATAGTCCCGTAGCACCTCCAAGTGCTCAACATCTAATTGTATCATTATACGGAAAGATATTGATACCTAATACAGATTATACGGTATCTGGTAACAAGATTGTATTTACCACCGCGCCAAGAACTAAGTTACCTGCAGACGGTGCGGAAACAACGTACGTTTATTTCCTTAGTGGTTTCATTGAAAGTACAATTTACGCATTGGATAACTTATCTGGTGCATTTGGTGATGGAAAGAAACAATTTACCATAACTCGTAACGGAGAATCTTACGAACCCATCAATGAAGAGTATTTGAATGTAATATACGACAATAGACTATTAGTACCAAAGGTAGACTATTTTGTAGATAAGAACCAGTTCATATTTAAAGAAGCACCTCTAAACGGACGTTTCTTATCAATACACTCTATAGAAGCACCTATACCTTCATTTGGTACTGGTGCGATTGGATTCGCTCGTATAAGTGATACAGGAAGTCTTACAAGTATATCATCTAGTTCTATTGGTTCTGGATATCGTTTTGAGTATCCTCCACAGGTCGCTATTAACTCAGAAGTAGGTTCTGGTGCTGCTGCTACCGCACTTGTCAACGGTTTGAAGTCAATCACTCTACTAACAGGAGGAAAGGGTTACAGTACATCTAACCCCCCTGTCGTACAAGTACAATCACCAACTAAATCAGGATCTACTCAAGCAACGATTACCGCGACTGTTGCTAACGGTGCAGTTACGGAACTCAATATTACCAACTCTGGTTCTGGATATACATTTACACCTAGAATTACTTTTGTTCAACCAGGCGGAGCAAAATTAGGAACTCCTGTACTTAGCAACGAACAAATTGTTTCTATACCTGTTACTGAGGGTGGTTTTGGATATACTACCGCACCTACAGTGTATATTGACGAACCAACAGGTTCAAATCCAATCAGAGCAGCATTACAAGCAAATTTATCTACGGAAGGTAAAGTTACTAGTATTACCGTATTGAATGCGGGACAAGGATATACTACCACACCTAGAGTTGCTATAGTTGATCCTGTAGGTGCACAGGTCTTAGAAACAGTTGTTGACGGAGATGGTCGTGTTATAAGAGTTGACTTACTTAATGGTGGTAGTGGATTTGATGATGTACCTTCAGTATACATTGTAGATAATAGAACTAACGGTGGAACTGGTGCTGCTGCTGTTGCGTCTATTTTCAATGGTCAAATAACTGATATTAACATAAGTGCATTTGGTAGCGGATACTCTGCTGCTAATCCTCCTGAGATTGTAATACAATCTCCACCTCAAGCAAAAGCATCTGCTGAAATTGGTCTTAATGAAGTTACTGGTTTTGCTGTTACTGAAAATGGATCAGGATACAAGAAAGCAGCATTTACTGGATGTGCTAGAGCAGCATCTGGTATTACATCATACACGGAAGATGGAAACGCAGTATTTACAAAAGATACTACTGCTGCAGCAGCGTCAATAGGTGCTACTGTAAAATGTCTTGACGCATTGTTTGTAAAGAGACTGTTAGACAAATATACAGAACAATTCTTACCTGATGTTCCAGAACTTGACTATTCTAAGATTGATGTAAGAACATCTATCAAAACTATAAAAGATTTTTATTCATCAAAGGGTACATCTTTTAGTATCGCATATTTGTTTAAACTATTATATGGTGAAAGTGTCTCAGTTACATATCCAAAAGATCAAATCATTAAACCATCTTCTGCAACATGGTCTATTGATACTATTCTTAGAGCAACTAAAGTTTCTGGAGATGCTGTTAATATAAGAGATGGATTGATTACACAGGAAGCAGATATTGCTGATCCTAATGTTCAAAACGCAAGTGCGTTAGTTGAAAACTATATTTCAATCAAAACATCAGATGTAGAGATATTTGAACTTGTTTTATCAGAAGAGACTATTAACGGGACGTTTACCGTACCTTATAAGACAAAACTTGCTGAACCTCTCAATACAACCGATTCAATCATTACGGTTGACTCTACTGTAGGATGGCCAGAAAGAAACGGTGAGTTTGTTATAGGTTCGGGTTCTAGGACAGAACTTGTGCAATATAAGGAAAAATCACTCAACCAGTTTATTGAATGTACACGTTCAGCAAATGGTGTTGTGGAAGATTGGGATTCTGCTACTCAGGTATCATCTAACTTTACTGTATTCATCAATAAAGGAACACTACAAGAAGTAGTGATGAACATAGTAGGTATAGTTGATGCACAGCAAACAACACTAACTGATACTGGTTCTTACTACCTACCAGGTGACAAACTAACAGTTTCTAAATTAGGTGGTAGTAGTCTTGATCCTCATTTGACTACTTGGTTATACAACGTTAAAAAGTTAATATCAGTCACAGGTATAACATTTGGTGGTGTTAATAATCAGTTCGCTACAGTAACTTGTGCAAATAATCATGGATTGCTTGTTGGAGATCAGGTTACAATCTATGGTGCTAACCCAATCATCTATAATGGTACATTTTTAGTTACATCTAGAGATACAAACACTGTATTCCAATATCAACTACCTCAACCTGCAACTGTAACTCCTCAGGGTAATATTCTCGTATCTGTTGACTTGAACAAAGGTAAGTCTGATAGCACTGCAGTATTCAATGCAATAGGACCTTATACAACTAACGTACAAAACTCATTCTTCAATACACAGTATGCATACCTAGCATCCACTGGTATACCTAACTATAAGATTGGTCCGTTTCCTGGTTCTGCTCTTTTACCAGGTAACCAACGTAAGTTAAATCGTTTTCCTATAGTTTCTACAACTATATCAACAAAAAATACTATAAATCCTGGACCTATTGGTACATGGGTAAATGGTGTATCAATCTGGTCATATAAGTCAACTAAAAAGAAAACATTTGGTGCTATTACCAGTGTTAGTATAGCAAATGCAGGATCTGACTATGATGCTGCATCTCCTCCTGTTTTGACTATCTCAGGTGGTGGAGGAACAGGTGCGACTGCTAGTGTTACTGTTAATGGTTCTGTTAGTGAAATTACAGTCACTAACGGTGGTTCTGGTTATATTGCATCTCCTCTAGTATCAATCGTTGGCGGTGGAGGTTCTGGTGCTGCTGCAACTGCTATTATAACAAAAGGTGTTGTATCTAGAATTCTTATTAACTCTGGTGGTACTGGATATACTTCACAACCATCTATCACTATTGTTGGTGGCGGTGGTACTGGTGCTGAAGCAACTGCATCTGTTCGTGGTCCTATTCAAGCAGTCACCGTGGGATCAGGCGGACAATCTTACACATCCACACCTAGTGTTACACTTAGTTCGGGTAGTGGTGCTGTTGCACAGGCTATAGTCAACAACGGTAGAATCATATCTATTGCAATTATATCTGCTGGTTCTGGATATACAACTGCACCTGAGATTACCATACAAGGTGAAGGTTTTGGTGCGGTTGCTAGAGCAACTATAGACACTGATGGAGAAAATGCAGGTAGAGTTACTAGTATTACTATTGTAAACAGAGGTATTAGTTATGTACAAGGAACTACTCTAATCAATTTAAATTCAGTTGGTCAAGACGCTTCATTTACT